TCAGATTGTTGCATTTGTGCAATTCTGGCTTGCTCGGCTCTGATAGCGTATAACTGCTTTTCCTTTTCCGACTTTTCTGCAACCTTCACGGCATAGCCGATTGGGTCTACTTCCTTTAGGGCTTCCAAGTCCTCGCTTGGCGTTTGCGATTTGAGCGCTTGCTCGATGATCTGCAACCGTTGTGCGTAGGTATCCCGTAGTTGTTTTGCTTGCTCTACAGCATTTCGCTCGGCTTCTACAGCCTTGCGCTGTTCTGCAAGAGTTTGGGTTTTTTTAGTATAGTCAGCTTCTCGTTGGTAGCCTTTTACAAGCTCCTCTTGCGTAACCTCGTACTCCTGTCCGTCAACCTTGACACGGTACTTTGGCTGCTCAGGCTCTTGCTCATACTCCTCTGAGTCCTCAGATTCATACGATTCCTCGTATTCTTCCTCAGCTTGGGCTTCTATTGGCTGTTCTGGTTGCTCATTAGTTTGCTCTTGCGAGGCTTCTGACGCATCCATCATAGACAAAAATCCACTTGCAGCTTGATCTACTGTAAGCGATTCATTCCCTTGCGGGGTGATGTTTTCACTCATTCTGTTTCCCTAATTGTTCCTGATACTGTCAGGTGCAGTTCTTAGCAAATGCTAAAGAATCTTCCAGCGCTTATTCTCAATCTTGTCCGTTTGGGCTAAAGACTGAAAATGCGCTCTAATTGCTTTTACGGCTCGTTGCATACGATATGCTTCTTCCCGTTCGTCTATCTCATGCGGCGCTGAGTTCACAATAATCTCTATCTGTGATTGCTCAATCGCATCCATTTCTTCGTTAAAGAATGTGTCTAACAACAATCCTCTAGCTCTTTGATCTTTCAATTCTTATCCTTGGTTAGCAGCCGAATTACGAGCAGCAGTAGCGGCATTGATTGCGTCTAACTGCGCTTGCAGATCACTTATTGCCGTAGCCTGTACTGGTGTAAACGGATTTAGCGTAGATGTTGCACCGCCTACATTTACATTTGGATTGTTATATGTAGAGTAAATTGGTGTGCCATCAGCGTTATAGCCTGTAATAAAGCCGCCAGTTGTCACTCCTGCTGGTTGGAAAGCGCCTGGGCGATACTGCTGGAATGTAGCGTTTACAGGCGTTGCGCCAAAGTCAAACCGTGTAGGCAACTGTGCTTGTGGAATATAACCAGCTACTCCGCTACGGAAGGTTGTGCCTTCTGTGCCGAATGGAGTAAAGCCTGGTTGTAATCCTGCCTCAGAGTAATATTGACCTGATTGTGGAGTCTGCACTGCATTAGTTCCACCAAACTGACCAGAGATTGATTGCAATAACGAATTAACACGATCATTGAAGTTCTGCTGCGTTACTACATCGCCTTGACGCATCATTGTGTCGTAGCCTTGGTACGCCTCTTGACCAAACGGAAAGTCCAACCCAGCAGCACGATAAGCGTCAGCTAACTGCATATTGTTTTGGTAATAGCCTTGATCTGTAGCATCTAATACTGCTTGCCTTTGTGCGGCTTCGGCTTGTGCTGCTTGTAGGCTTACATCTTCGCCCGTTTGCTGACCATAAATAGCGTCTACGATTACTTGCGCTTGTGGCGTTGCAAATACATTGCGAACCTGATCCATGTTTGTGGCATTGGTTAAGCCTTTTACAATGGAGTTATAACCTGCTTGATCTAATGCTCCGCTATTTAATGAGCGTTGAAGCGTAGCAATAACAACTGGATTGCTTAATACATCTTGTCCTGGTGTTGCTGAATATTCGCCGTTGCCAAAATTGCTAATAAATTGTTGTTGAGTAATCGGGTTTACAAACTGCGCCCGTCTATTACCAATGGTTGACACATTAACTGCATCTTGCGGCAAAGCAAAGATGTCTGTAGTTGCATATCTACCTGCGTATGGGTCAGCCTCTAGTGCTGCCAATTCCATTTGTGTAAAGCCGCCAGTAATGCCTCGCTCTGTTTGTTCTTTTACTGCTGCCGCACGAACAGCATCTCTGATCTGTTGGGCGCTAAGTCCTTGGTCTAAAGCCGATGACTGCCAAAATTGGTAGCCTTGTTGCTCTGGGTTTCTACCTAAGTCTTGGCGATAAGCAGAAGTAATAGCCTGAGTAAGAAGGTTTTGACCTTCTAACGATTGCGCCATCTCTCTAGCTATCTCTGCTTGTGTAGCGCCACTAGCAAGCCTATTAGCAAAATACGCTGCGCCACCTGGATCGGCTTCACGACCTAGCTGTTGCTGATATAGCTGGGCTACTAATTGTTCTATAGGTGTTGCCATTATCCTGGTATCTCCAAATTAGATGCAATGCCAGCGCCAACCTTGGCGGCTTTTAATTGGGCTTCTACTTCAAATTCGGCTTTCTTTAGCTCTAACTGAGCCGCAGCCTTTTCACGCTCTAGCTGAATCTCTGCGCTTGCTTTCTCTCTAGCCAACTGAATGTCAGCCAATGCCTTTTGGCGGTTAGCCTCAATGTCAGCCATGAGCTTCTGTTGCGCCATTTGCATTTGCGCTTGGCTCTGAGCGATCATTGCTTGTACTGCTGGGTCGGCTTGTTGCTGTTGTGGCGGTGGGTTAGACAGGGCTTGATCCATCTCAGGAGTGATCTCCTTGAAGAACTCGGACACATCCTTGAATCCTGCTGCCTCAATAAACTTACCCATTGTTGTACGGTACTGACCAATAGAAACCATTGGGTTTGCTGCGCCGTACTGCTGAATGATCTGCTCTTGTTTAGCCATAACCATCTGCAACATAGCCATTTGCTCTTGCTTGTTGCCAGTACCTAAGCCTACCGAGATAGACAGGTCGTACTGGTTAGACCATGTACGAGGGTCGATTGGTATGTATTTGCCCCGTAAACGGATCATACGGGGTTTATCTTGGTACTTGGTGACTAGGTGTAGGATGCCTTGGAAAAGGCTCTTAACGCCTGTTTCTGCAAAGATACGGGCTATCAGTTCAATCTTGCCTGATGATGCGCTTTGTGTTGCTGCAATAGCGGCTGCGGTTACATTTTGCAAGATGTCAGGGTTTAATCCCTGCTGCATATCGCTAATGCCTGTACGCTTAGACTGGATGCCGTCTAGGTACTCTAGCATTGGGAACGCTTGATTAGCTACAGGCGCTACATTGATAGGTACGATAGCGTTCGGATTCTTCATCCGAATTACCCCACCAGGAGCAACGCTTAACATATCGTCTAGGTTGACCTGACCTTCTACTACGCCAGTCCTAGCATTGTTTGTTAAGTACAAGTTATCAAGAATCTGACGGGTAATCGTAGACTTAATAAGCTGGATGTCCATTGCACGATCAGCAAGCGAGTTGCCAAAGAACTTGTGCGGAATAGGAATAGGGCAGAGAGAATGGAACGGAACGAGGTCGATCTCCTCATCCGACAGAATCTCATTGCCAGCATAGACTACCTTACGCAGTTCAGCGATACCATCGTCATCCATGTCGGCACGAATGTAGCACTCGAACACTTCTACTTCTTCCATCGTTAAATCCATCGACTGCACATCAGGAGTTTCCGATTGGTCAAAGCGGGCAATGCGTTCCTCTGAGAACTCTAAGTCTGTGTTGCTTGGCAGGGAAGCAATAATCTCTGCATCGAACCCCATAGCTGTTAGCTCTGAACGAGTAACCAGTCTACGGTGTGCCACGAAAGGAGCAGTTTTTATATCTATAGCTCTTTTGGAGATTAAGAACTCCTCAGGTGGCACATTCTCTACAACAACGCCGCCGCTTGAGGTCTTTTTGCTTACCTTAACGCTATGGCTACGCATAATGACAGGCATACCATCCATGCCAATACCAGCGACTTCTTCTGTTGTGTCCTGTTCTACTACTTCTCTTGTGCCATCAGACAGCAATAAGACTAGCTCATCGTCTGTTAAGTTCTGATATTCCTCTTTCGTTACCTCTATCTTGGTGTCCCAGTAGGCTTTTACAATGCCTGTCTTTTGCAAGAGAGCGTCTTTAAACCAGTTATGCAGGACTAGAAAGCCATCGTTGTCCCGATAGAATACCCAGTTCACATATTCTGTAGCTTGTTTAGCGCCTTCTTCATCGCCTGGACCTTTGGGCTCAAACCGTACAATATCTTCGCTTGCAGTAAATACACGGACTAATTGTGGCAATGCACCATCAACTACTTCTGCAACTTCGCCTGTAACAATCTGTGAGCGACCTTCGATCTCGTTCCCATAAGGTCTACGCAAGTAATAGTCCAGCGCCTTCCTACGGTCATCAATCGTATCTGTCATCAAGAAACCGATAGAGTTGTCGATTTCCGAGTCAATCAGATTTTTAAGTTTCAGTTGATCCATTTATATAATCCATTTGGTGTTTTGTTTTAACGGC